CAGAAAGGAAGTGTTACCGCGTGTCAAAAGATAAAAGCAAGTTAAATATAAGACAAAAGAAATTCGCTGAATACTACGTGGAAAGCGGTAACGTTTCGCAAAGTGCAGTGAAAGCGGGCTACTCAGAGAAGTTCGCAAAATCAAAAAGTTATTTACTATTAGACAATCCGCTAGTGGTTGAATACATACAGGAATTGAACGAGGAATTGCAAGACGAACGAATAATGAACGCGAAAGAAAGACAAGTAGTTTTATCCGATATTGCACAAGACAAAGAAGCAGACGCAATTAGTCGAATTCGCGCTATTGATACCCTGAACAAAATGACAGGCGAATACACCGTGAAAGTTGACGCGAATGTACAGCAGTCCGAAAAGCTTGCGGATGTGTTTGCACAGATTAGCGATAACAAAGGCTTAACAGAGTGATAATGTATGAATTTTCCGTTAAGTCAAAAATATATTGATTTTATCAATACAACAAATGTTTCAGCTGAATTCTTAGAAGGTACGACAGCGTCAGGAAAAACAACCGTCGGTGCGGGTGTTAAATTTATGCGAATGGTATCGGCTAGCGACAAAAAACTACACGTAATATCAGCAAAAACAACCGGTAAAGCAGAAGAAACAATTATTCAGCAAGATAACGGAATATTAGATTTGCATAAAAACGCGCGTTACTACGGCAACGGTGATAAAGATTATAAATTGCCACATATCAAGTTTGAAGGCAAGATTATATATATTCTAGGCTATTCTAGCCGTGACAAGTGGGAAATGGTGTTAGGCGCGCAGTTTGGTTGTGTTTACATTGATGAAATAAACACGGCGGATATTGAGTTTGTGCGTGAAATATCAACGCGTAACGATTATTTACTTGCGACCTTAAATCCTGACGACCCACAGTTACCGGTTTACAAAGAATTTGTAAACCGGTCAAGACCGTTCAAAAAATACGAAAAGGATATACCTGACACTATTCGCGCGGAACTCACAGAAGAACCCGTGCCAAATTGGCGTTATTGGTTTTTTTCGTTTAACGATAATTTAAGCTTGACACCTGACGCGATAGAAAAAAAGAAAGCGTCAGCACCTAAAGGAACAAAATTATATAAAAACAAGATATTAGGCGAACGAGGACGCGCGACGGGTTTAGTTTTTAGTAATTTCGACAGGAAAATACACGTTGTAACAAAGAAATGGGCGCAACAGTTCTTGACAGTTGACAGACGCAAAGAACATTTTATTTATTTCACGTCAGGGCTTGACACAGCTTATTCTCAGTCCTCACCTGATACGGTCGCAATGACATTTTTTGGAATTACGAATAAAGGTAACTGTATACAGCTTGACGAGAAGAAATATAACAACGCAGAGTTAGAAGAACCACTCGCGCCGTCCGATATAGCCAAAAATTATGTAGATTTTTTGGAACGAAATCGGGACGAATGGGGGTTCGCTCGCAATGTTTACATTGACAGCGCAGACCAAGCAACAATAACAGAATTGAACAAGTATAAGCGCAAGAACGGTTGTGCTTATAACTTTTATAATGCATTCAAAAAGACAAAAATCATTGATAGAATTAATTTGTTATTGGGCTGGTTTGCAAAAGGTTGTTACTACATTGTTGAACATTGCACAAATACGATACAAGAATATGAATTATATTCTTGGCTAGAGGATAAAGACAACACACCCGAGGACGGTCACGACCATTTTATTAACTCGTCGCAATATGGGTGGCTACCGTTCAAAGAAAAAATTGGAAGTGGTTAGAAATGAAGCTATTTGACAATATGGCAAATAAAATAAGACACGGTATGCGTAGCTTCTTACGTATCAATCCCGCGTCAGATAAAGTTATAACAATTGATGAAAAAATAAATCACGCGACAGACTGCGCAAAGAACCGAATTTGGTATTGGGGAAAAAGCGAACAGTTACGCGACTTATATAATACGCTTGATGTACCGCAAACAATGTTTTGGTGCGCTAAACCTACACGCGGACAAGAAATACAGAAGCTACACGTGGCATTGCCCGCATTAATTGTTGATACGATTACAAATATCATTATCAGCGACTACAACGGGATTGAAATACACGATAATAACACAGTAGCATTTGAGGACACGTGGGAAGAAATTGAAGCCAAAAACGAATTTAACAAGACACTAAAAAAAGCAATACGTGATATAGCTATCGTGGGCGACGGTGCTTTTAAAATCTCGTTTGATACTGATATATCAGACTTGCCAATTATCGAGTGGTACCCGTCCGAGAAGGTCAAATTTACATATGTGCGCGGACACATCAGAGAAGTAAAGTTTTATACTGAATACTTTGAAAAAAACAAACGTTATATGTTTGAAGAAACGTATGGATATGGTTATATTAACTATGCTTTATATGATGATAACGGCGCAGAGGTTGACTTACACACCGTAAGCGCGCTAAATTGGATTGACGGCGTCGGCGTTACATTTAATAAATCTTATATGTGGGCGGTTCCCGTCGTGTACGGTGATAGTTTTTATCCCGGACGCGGTCAAGGTCTTATTAGCAACAAAGAAAACGCGTTTAGTAGCTTAGACGAAGTTTGGTCGCAATGGATGGACGCATTGAGAGCGTGCAGAACAAGGACGTACCTACCCGACCCGCTTGTTCCACGCGACCCGAACACAGGCGAGCCTATCCCACCAAATCCGTTTGACAATCGTTTTATCGCAATCGGCGCGGATATGAGCGAAAACGGCACGAACAGCGTTAAAACGGAATCACCTTCAATTCAACACGAAAGTTATTTGAGTTCTTACGTCACCGCGCTTGACTTATGCCTACAAGGCATTTTAAGTCCTAGCACGTTGGGAATTGACACAAAGAAACTTGATAATGCAGAAGCGCAGAGAGAAAAAGAAAAAACAACATTGTACACACGCCAAAATTTTGTTGAACTGCTTGAAAACACGCTACCAACTTTGGTTAAAGCTGTTTTGAGCGCGTACAATGAAATTAACAACAAAGAGTGTGTTCCTGATGATTTAGATGTTTCAGTTAATTTCGGCGAGTATGCGAACCCATCTTTCGAAAGTCAGGTTGAAACAGTCGGTAAAGCACGTCAAAACGGTGTGATGAGCATTGAAAACGCTGTAAATGAACTATACGGTGACAGTAAATGCGACGATTGGAAAGCTGAGGAAGTACAGCGAATTAAGCAAGAACAGGGCGTTGCGACACTCGACGAAACGTCCGAAATTGACGACTTGTAATTATGAATTATAATGTTAAAAAAGCATTTGAAGCAATTGAAAACGAATTAATCGAAAGTATGATTCGCAATTTTTCGCGACACCGCGCGGAAGAAACCGCAGAAGGTTATAATTGGACGCAATGGCAAGCAAAACAGCTTGAAAGCCTTGAAGAATTCAGGGCGACCAATTCGGACAAGTATGGGAAAAAGTTTAGGTCACTCAATAGCAAGATTAACGAAATGATTAGTCGCGCTATGAGTGACGGCGAAGCTGAACAGGAATTGCAGATACTTGAAGCAATTAAAAAAGGCGCAAAAATAAGCAAGCCAAAAAAGGAAACGTCAGGCGAATTTTTTAAGATTAACAAGAAGAAACTTGACGCGCTTATAACTGCGACTACAAACGATATGAAAACCGCTGAAACGGCTATATTACGAATGTCTAACGATAAATACCGAAAAGCTATTTTTTCTGCGCAAGTTTACGCAAATTCGGGCGCGGGAACGTATGAAAAAGCGGTCGATATGGCTTGTCGCGATATGCTTCAAGCAGGTTTGAACTGCGTTGAGTATAAGAACGGCGCACGTCATACGCTTGCAGATTATGCTGATATGGCTATAAGGACAGCGAATAAACGCGCTTATTTGTATGGTGAGGGACAGAAACGCGCCGAATGGGGTTTATCTTTAGTTGTTGTTAATTCGCGACAAGGCGGTTGCCCTCGGTGCGCAAAGTATATCGGTCACTTATTTGTTGATGATGTCTATTCAGGCGGTACGAGGACTAAAGACAACGAGAAATATCCGCTATTGAGTAGCGCTATTTCGGGTGGTTTGTTTCATCCGCGGTGTAAGGATAGTACAAGCACATACTATAAAGGCGTTACAACTCTAAAACCCGTCAACGCTGACGAGTTGGACGAGATGGAACAGCGCGAAGAAGTAGAAAACAAGCTTAAATTCGCGAAAAGGCAAGAAAAACGCTTTAATAGAATAGCAAAATATAGCCTTGATAAAAACAATCAGCAAAAAGCAGAAGCACGCGCAAAAGAATGGAAAGAAAAACGCGAAAAATACGAAAAAGCGCTTGAAAAATTCGGCAAAAATGATACAATTAATCTAGATAAAATTGTAGAAAATACAACAAAACTTAAAAGCGCTATGAATGAAACTGATTATAACGCTTTTACAAAGCTTTTATCTAATTTAAAAAACGATTTTGTTAAAAAATTATATACAAAATATGCTGATAAAATTAATAAAATTAGACCAAATAGAAAAGGATGTTATCGCACTAGTGAAAATATATTAGATTTTAATTTTCCTTTGCAGAAATATATCGACAATGGAAAAAGCAAATTTAGCACATTAGCGCACGAGTACGCACATTTTTTTGATAGACAAGCAGAATTCGAAGGCTTACATTTTAATGAAGTTGACACAATTTTAAAAAATACTAAATATCAAAACGGTATAATTACTAGAATTGCGAGTTCATCAGATGAATTTCTTGAAGCTGTGCGAAAAGACAAAGCTTTTTTACAAAAGAATTTAAATGATGAATTAAGAAAAGAACTCTCTGAACACGACGCAAGTATGGGCGTGCAAGACGCTATCGACGGTTTGCTTGGTGAAAGAATAAGATGGGGACACGGCGACAAATATTACAACGGGAATTATATGTATGCCAAAAGGGTGAAAGAACACAGAAAAATCCAAAAAGTGTACAAAGAATTGGGATTTGACGCAAGTAATCTTAATAAAACTATGATGGAATATAGAATATTTGACGCGTCGTCTGAAATGTGGGCGAACATTATGAGCGCGGAAGTAAACGGCGGTAGTGAGTTAGAATATGTCAAAAAGTATTTACCAAACAGCTATAACGCAATGTTAACGATTTTAAAAAAGGTGAAGTAAATGGAAAATAAGCTACAAAAAATGTATAATGAATACAAAAAGAAGTTTAACGACGATTTTCCGACAATTCCGCTCGCGGTGAGTTTGGAAGATAAAGAAATAATCGAAATAATCGAAAATTGTATAAATCAAAATAAAGACGTGTACGAACTCGGTTATCTAGAATTGAATAATGTTTGTTACTAAGCACTTTGAATTTTATTCAAGGTGCTTTTTAATGCTTAAAAGGGTGGTGAAAATATGATTTGTCCTTATAGAGATAAGACAGAAACCACAATTCAAAAAGAAACATATCATCTTAGTGATGATAATCTAAACACAGGTACTGATATTGTGACAAAGATTATTCATCAACCAATGGAATGTGTGAAGGCTGAATGTGGGGCATTTTACAATGGTAAATGTACCTATAATCAATGAAAGGTGGTGAAAAATAATGAAAGTAAAAGTAATTAAGGAATTTAACGACTTACAGAATGATTTAGTAACACGCGCAGTTAATGACGTGTACGAATGTTCAGAAGCACGCGCAGAAGAACTTATAAAGCTAGATTACGTTGTAGCTGAAACAGAAGCTGAAACAGAAGAAGCTGAAAAGGCAAAAGAAAAGCCAAAAAAGGCAACAAAAACAGCAAAATCTAAGTCTTTATAACGTATTGCCCGAAGGCGTTAAACTACGGGAGACACCGCGAAAAACTGAATTAGAGAGACACTCTATAAACTGATTACGTGAGACACACGAAAAACTGAAAGGAAGAAGAAAAATGGCAGAACCTAACACAGAACCAAAGCCAAACGAACCAACACCAACAGAACCTAAGCCAGCAGAGCCAAAACCAAACGAACCGAAGCCAATTGAAATTGACTATCAGAAGCTGGCGGATTTGATTAATGGCAAACAGACAGTAACAGAAGATACAGTGTTGAAGAACTATTTTAAACAGCAAGGCTTGTCACAAGAAGAAGTGAAGCAAGCGATAGCTACCTTCAAAGAACAAAAAGCAAAGAACACACCAAATTTTGAACAAATGCAGAATGATTTGACAACAGCTAACAACGCGCGTTTAACTGCGGAAGTCAATCAGCTTGCAACTGTTGAAGCTGTTAAGCTAGGCGTCGATATTGCGAAAGTGCCTTATATTTTAAAGCTTGCCGATTTTGCAGACGCAACAGCAGACGGCAAAATTGACGGTGAAAAGCTAACATCAGCAATTCAAAAAGTACTTGACGAGGTACCGGAATTTAAAAAGCAGAACGACAACGGCGCAAATGGCGTTCATAAAATCGGCGGTAATGGTGAAGGTACAGAGCCAAGACAGCGACAAAAAACAGTTCCTACAAAAAAATGGAACAAATTTAACTACTAAAAAGAAAGGAAGGCGTAAATTATGCCAAACAAGAATAATTATGCAGAACAGTTCAGCCCTGAACTGATTGAAATTCTAATTCAGGGCGCGCTAACATCACCGTTTGTGACTTCAAACGTTAGATGGGTGGGCGCAAGAACTTTTCATTTTACTCAAATGAGTGTATCAGGTTATAAAAACCACAACAGAAACGGCGGTTGGAACAAGGGTGTATATACACAGACAGACGTTCCGTTTACTTGTCAGCACGACAGAGACGTTTCCTTTAGCGTTGATGTTGCAGACGTTGACGAAACAAACGCAACAGCAAGCGTTGAAAACATTTCAAAAACTTTTGAATCAACACAGGTTGTACCGGAAGCGGACGCGCTATTTTTTGAACGCGTTGCGACAAAGGCACAGACACTTGACGGCTATCACTCTAGCACTAAAGCGAGTGAATGGACTAAAACTAACGTATTTGGCAAGCTAAAGAGCATTCTAAGCGCGGGCAAACTACGCAGATATAGACAGAACGGTTCACTTATCGCATATGTTACAAGTGGAATTATGGACGCACTCGAACAAAGTACAGATTTTACAAGAAAAATCGAAATGACACAGATTGCCGAAGGTGGCGTTGGTATCGAAACAAGAGTTACCGAAATTGACGGCGTTACTCTAATGGAAGTTATCGACGACGAACGCTTCTACGACGCATTTAATTGGGACCCTGAAAACGGCGGTTTTGAACCAAAGACAGGTTCACACAAGATTAACGTGCTAGTAGCTAGTATGGAAACTTGTAAGACCGTACCAAAGATTTCAAGCATTTACTTCTTTGAACCGGGTTCTCACACAGAAGGCGACGGCTATCTATACCAGAACCGTTCTCTATCTGATACTTTTATTATGCCTAACGGCAAAGACGGTAAAATTGATAGTATCTATGTTGACGTAGATACTACAGCAGTAGCCTAATGTATGCCGATTACATTCGAGCCAAAACAGACGACACAACAGAGATTACAACCGCAATGCACATTGATATTTTGACTTATAACCGAATTCAATTTGACAAGCTTACAACGTATCAGCAAGATATTGTCAGCAACGTACATAACAGATTAACTAATTTCTATCGCGACAATGAAGAATTGATTAATTCTTACTTGCAAAACTATTCAATTAACGGCGTTTCAATGTCGTTCGGAAATAGTTGGAATTTAATGTGTGTTAGCGGTGTGGCTATTCCGCAAGAATTATTTTCCTTGCTAAAAACAACAGGATTGTGTTATCCCGCTATTTAAGAGGTGATTAAATGAAATTTCCCAAATTAATATTAAAGAAATTTTGCAAGACACCTTTTGAAATTGTCGTGTACGGGGAAGGCTTGACCGAGGACGGCGCACCCAAGGTTATTTACGAATGTCGCGTAATATACCCGCGTAATGACCTTATACCGTCCGATTTAAAGCGTTTAGCACCGCTATACTGTAATTATCAAGATAAAATAAAAACGGTTTATACGGCAGATAAGAAGAAAGTACAAGTAACAGGCGTGTTGCTTATCCCGTTTGACTTTTGCCCGAACGACACTATTAGTTCGGGCTATGTCATTATTAACGGCGTTAAACGCGATATTGTTCAATGCGTCAAGGCTCGAAATCCTGATGGCTCAGTTAATTTTGTTGAACTGGACGTGGCGTAATGAGTGATTATGTAACATCAAAAGTTAAGTTAAATTTAAGTGCTATACGCAAGCTAGACACCGCGAGCATAACAGCGCTTGAACAGACTACTGACGCTTTATTAACTGAGATTAAAAACAATCAGGTAATGCCGTTTGATACGGGTAATTTGCAGAACGAAAGCACGTTTGCGGATTACTCAGAATCAGCGCAAGGAAAAACAACGATAAGTTCGACGACACCTTACGCGAGACGCTTATATTATCACCCTGAATATAATTTTTCCACAAAAGAAAATAAAAATGCGGGTGGTAAATGGCTCGAACCGTGGTTGCAAGGCGGAAAATATGAGAATTTTTGTAATGAGACTTTTGCGAAAATTTATAAAGGGTTGACTAATTTATGATAACATTATCTAACGTTCGCGACTGGCTAAAAACTTTAATTGACGCGGAACATTTTTATATTGGACGTTTAGACGACAAGCAAGAAAAATCGGTTGGCGTGTACACATTAAAGACAAGTGGTGAACCCTTACGCGGTATCGGCTCGGACTTATCTTTTGACGTTATAGCCGTGTCGGTTTTGGTGCATTGGAATAATAACGCGAACGAAACAGAAGTAAACGCGCGTAATTTGTTTGAGAAATTACGCACAATCAAAAATGTAACAATCAATGACAGTAAAGTATATATGATACAACTTTTAATGCCTGAACCAATCGACGTTGGAACAGACGGCACCATATACGAACGTGTTATTGAATTTAAATTATTTTATGAAAGGAAGTAAAAGAAATGGCAAAGACTACAGGCATTTACCCTTGTTATGAAAACCAATTTCAGGTCAAAACAGGCTCAGCGGGTACATATTCAAGTATTTCAGATATGACAGGCTACAGCGTGGCATTCGACAACGGCGTACAGGAGTATAACTCATTCGACCAAAAAGGATGGGTTAGCAGACTTGCAACAACAAAGGGTGTAACTATTACTGTAAGCGGTAAACGTAATATTGGTGACGTTGGTAATGATTATATTGCGGGCTTAGCAATGAAGAACGGTAGAGACTTATACACAGACTTCAAGTGGACTTTTCCTGACGGTACATCAGTTGAATTTACAAACGCAGTAATCAACGTAACATCAAACGGTAGTGGCGAAACTGGCGATATTGCACCGCTTGAATTTGAAGTTATGAGCAACGGCGCGCCAAAAGTAACACCGGTTGCATAATTATAAAATAAGGAGTAACAAAATGAGTAAAATTGTTGATATTACAGACAAGCTAAATTTTGACGAGAAGCCAAAACTTAAAATTAGAGATAAGGAAATCGAGGTAAACGATAGAGCAATTACAATGCTTAAAGTGTTACCAAAATTCGAAAATCCAACTAACAACGATTTGTTAGATATTTTCAAGCTAATGTTTGACGAAAAAGCTCAAAAAGAAATTGAAGAAATGAACCTTAATTTCGACGATTTCGCACAAGTTATCGCGTCCGCAATCGAACTTGTTTCGGGTTCTACTGGCGACGAGGGGGAAACAGCGACCCCGGTTACGACTTAATAGAAGATTTTGACACGATTATATCTTCTTTACGCTCGGAATACGGGGTTTCAATCCGTTCAGAAGAATTCCAAACAATGCCTTGGAGCGAATTTGTTTCGCTCCTAGCGGGTTTGGGAGCGAACACAAGCCTTGCTCATTTAGTGCAAATCAGACTTGAAACAGACAAAGACGTATTAGCAACATTTACGCCCGCTCAGCATAAAATTCGTAACGACTACAGACGGAAGCGAATGGAAAAGGAAGCGAGCGAAAAGACACAAGACGAGACGGCAGAATTTCTCGAGCAAATGAAAAACGCTTTTATACAAATGTCATAAAAATATTGCAATTTTATATTTTTTGTTATATAATAGGTGTAATTTATTTGAAAAGGGGAATTAAAAAATGAAAAGCGGTTTATTTAAAGTCTTAGCGGTTGTTTTTGCTATTTTAGGCATTATCGGCGGTATTGTTAACGGTAATCAAGCGCTGAGCGGTTTTAGCGTTTTAGCAATGTTAACAACGTGGATTGAAACAGGTTTATTTGTTTTGATTTTTGCGAGTATTGGTACAATCTTGGAGCATTTGGAAGATTTGAAAGCTATGGAAAGAGCAAAAAGTGAAAAGGTTAAGATACTTAAAAAAGATTTTAACGAAAATAGAACACCATCCCACAATGAATGGAAATGTCCGAATTGCGGTAAAATTAACGCGAATTATGTCGGCTCTTGCGGTTGTGGAACAAAGAAACCTTGAATTAAATAAACAGTAGCCACCCACTTCGGGTGGCTTTTCTTTTGCGTGTATCTTATGATATGCGCTATTTTTTTACAGATTTTGAGAAAGGGGGACGAGAATTGACAACTGTAGGACAAATCGGAATAGATTTAATATTAAACAAAAAACCTTTTGAAAAATCAATTGGAAATATGCAAAACACCGCGAACGACGCGGGCGCAAAAATTGCAAATTCTTTTAGTTCAATGACTAAAAAAATTAATATGGCAATCGGCGCAATTGCAGTCGGAAAAATCGGACAAGCTATAGCCAAAATGGGTAAAAGCTGTATTGACTTAGGCTCGAACTTGACAGAAGTGCAAAACGTTGTTGACGTAACATTTAAAACAATGTCGGGAAGCGTTGACAAGTGGGCGAAAAGTGCAAGCACACAATTTGGCTTATCTGAAACAATGGCTAAAAAGTACGTCGGCACGTTCGGCTCAATGGCGGAAGCGTTTGGATTCAGCGAAAAACAAGCTTATAATATGTCAACAGCGCTTACAGGCTTAGCCGGTGACGTAGCGTCTTTTTATAACATTTCGCAAGACGAAGCATATACAAAGCTAAAATCGGTGTTTAGTGGTGAAACTGAAACGCTAAAAGATTTAGGTATAGTAATGACACAAACCGCGCTTGACAGTTATGCGCTTGCAAACGGTTACGGAAAAACAACGAGTGCAATGACGGAAGCCGAAAAAGTTAGCTTGCGTTTTGCTTTTGTGCAAAATCAATTGAAGAATGCAACAGGCGACTTTGCAAGAACTCAGGATAGTTGGGCTAACCAAACTAGGATTTTACAATTACGTTTTGAAAGTCTAAAAGCTACAATCGGTCAAGGCTTAATTAGTGCGCTAAATCCCGCTTTAAGAATGATTAATGATTTGTTAGAACGCGTTACTTCACTAGCTGATAAATTCAAATCGTTTATGAACGACGTATTCGGAAATACAAGTAGTGAAAGCACTTCGAATTCAATCGACAAAGCTACTCAATCAGCTTCAAGCTTAACAAATGAAGCTAATAACAGTTCTAACGCGATTAATAATATTTCTAATAGTGCGAAAAAAGCTAAAAAAAGCCTTGCGGGTTTTGACAAACTAAATGTATTAACAAGTAGTAGCGCAAGCGGTACAGGTTCAAGCGTTAACAATTCAACACCTTCTAGCGCGGTTTCGTCAGGTAAGCCTAAAACGAGCAATAAGGCAATTGACAAGGCGTTAAATAAGTATCGTGACGTTGTTAACAGTATAAAAAAGACATTTAACAAAATTAAAGACGCAGTAAGTGCAATCGGTCAATCGTGGGTGAAGATTTGGAAAAACGGCACTGGCGATAAAATCTTAACTAATATTCGGCGATTGCTAAAGCATTGTATTGACGATATAGGCTTAATCGCGGAAGCATTTACAAAAGCGTGGAAAAAAGGCGGACTAGGCGACGAGGTTATTCAATCCATTATGGATAGGGTTAACAGCTTAATTCGTCTAATTGACGTTATAGCGCGCGATTTTGGCAAAGTATGGAGCGACGGAACAGGTGTTAGAATTTGGACTAACATTTTAAAAATTATACGCAACTGTAATAACTCAGTTACGGCGCTAAGACAACGTATAACAATCGCTTGGAACAAAAACCAATTAGGAAAGAAAATATGGCGTGATATTCTCGGTATTGTTGAAGATATAACGGGTTGGGTGGCTGATATGTCGAAAATTCACCTTGATTGGCTCGAAAATCTCGACTTGTACCCGATTATGTCATCCGTCGAAAAGCTTACAGGCGCATTTAGAAAGCTACTCAAAGCAATTGGCGAAAAGTTGAAAACAGCTTATAAAGATGTCTTGTTACCTCTTGCGAAATGGACAATTGAAAAAGCAGTTCCGAAATTAGTTGAAGCACTCGGCGACGCTTTAGATTTTGTTAGTCAGGTTATAAACGGTATGAGTGCTGGCGATATTAGTGCGATTGCGGGTGCGCTCGGTGCGGTCGGTACTGCTATTGTAGTATTTAAAGCGGGACGAACAATCGCAAGCGGAATTGATAAAGTTAGGGGCGCTATTAGTCTATTTTTTAATTTCATCAATAAAAATCCCGCTGTTGCTGTTTTTCTCGGCTTTGCGTCAGCTATTGGTGCTATTGTTACAGCTGTACGAACATATAATCAGCTGACTTGGAGCGCCTCAGAAGCGGGAAAATTCGCGAAAAAAATAGATGAACTTTCATCCAATTTGGAAAAAGCTAAAGATAATATAGAAACAACCTTGACGGAAACTATGGACAGTTTGGACAAGGTTTACACCGATAACGCTTTAATTGACGGGTACGAAAAAAAGCTTGATGAACTGTTAAAGAAAGCAACGTTAACACCTGAGGAAGCGGGACAACTTAACACTATTGTTAAGTACTTTAAAGACAACGTTCCGAATTTTGCAATAGTGTGGAACAATTATGTCCAAGTGTCTAAAAACGGCACAATCAAACTTAAAGGTAATCAAAAAACTATTCGCCGTGAAATTCGCAAGACTATTGAACAGTATAAAAAGCTATCAGCACAAGAAGCTATTAGTGATTTAGCTACTAACACAACCAAATCGAAAATATCGGCAAAAACCGAACTAAACAAAGCCGAAAGCGATTACGATAAATACATTCAAAAACTAAAAAAGCAAGACGAAAAAGTTAAAAGACTGAAAAATACATTAATATGGTATGAAAACAGTAAACCAAATTCATATGGTACAGATAGTGGGTACTTGACAACACAAACAAAGTATCAAGAAGCAGTAGCAACGCTTAACAGCTACACTAAACAACTATCAAAAGTTAAAAAACCTTACAAGGACGCGTTAGCTAGTTACGCCAAACTTGATTTGCAAACAACAGAACTTTCTAAAATTCAAGGTGTATTGAATGGTAACTATAAAGACGCGTCGGCGGTTTTACTTGCTTACAATCAAGGTTTAATTTCGCTTGATGATGTGCAAAAAAACACTAAAAAATCTTTAGGACAGCTAAAAAAAGAAGCTAAAAAATCAGGTAAAAATATTTGTTTTGGCTTGGAAGAAGGAACAAAAGAATATTCGGACAAACTTAAAACAACTAAAAACCAATTAGCGGAAAGCTATTTGAAACAGGCTAAAAAAACTTTAGGAATTCGCTCACCGTCAAGGGAAATGAAAAAAATCGGACGTTACACCGCACAAGGCTTTTTAATTGGCGTTAATTCGAAAAATAAGAGCATATCAAAAACAATGCGCGGAATGTGGAACAGAATTAAAGCGCCGTTTGCAAGCGTTGCAGAGTGGTTCGGAAACATTTTCAAAGGTGCGTGGAATGCGATTAAAAAAGCTTTTACCGGTGTCGGTAAATGGTTCAAGAACTTATTTAACGGCATTATTAGCTTTATTAAGGCACCTATTAATTTTTTAATTGACGGTCTTAATACACTTATCAAAGGCGTCAATAAAATTAGTTTTAATGTGCCTAAGTGGGTTCCGAGCATCGGTGGTAAAAAATTCGGTTTTGATATTCCGCAAATACCAAAATTGGCGAAAGGCGGACTTGTTAAGGCTCCAACTCTCGCGGTTGTTGGTGATAATGTGGGAGCAAGCACAGGCAATCCCGAGGTAGTTGCGCCGCTTAACAAATTGCAAAGTATTATTAATAACAATAATAGTACAGATACAGCGACACAAGCGGAAATTTTGGCGTATTTAAAACGGTTGTATGAATTGCTAATTGTCTTTAGGAACAACGGCGGTAATAGTTACGAATTCGTCGCAAAGCTGAACGGCAAAGAACTATTTGAAGAAATGGTTAGACAAAATGAACTTGATAAAAAACGCCACAACGGTAAATCAAGATTAATTTGAAAGGGGTGTTGATATGGCAAATTACAAAGGATATTTATTGAAATTCGGTGACAAGGTTTTTCCTAATGCTTACATATTAGAGTACTCCTCAACGCCAAATCAACGCCTTGAAAGCTCAGCTGATAGGGATAATACAGGTACTTTACAGCGTAAGACGTTAAACAGTACAAAGACAAGCATTAATTTATCAACTCACATTTTAAGCTTGAACGAAAAAATTAAAATGCAAAGCGTAATTAATGCCGGTATGGTTAATTCTGTACAACGTAAATGCAAGGTGACGTACTGGAACGACGAGGATAACACATACAAAACGGGTTATTTTTATATCGCTGATGTCGAATATACAATAATGGACGTTGACAGCACAAGCAAAGATATTCAGTACAATCCAATTACGATTGAGTTAATCGAATATTAAGGCGGTGAATGTATATGTATATGTTTAGCAATGATACGGCGGAAGATTTGGCAATAAAACAAAAATTGCTTGATAATACTGTATCAATTGATTTATTAATTGAGTTCACCGACAAAAAAACCAAAACGCTAACGAGTGAAAATATTTTGCTTGATACGTTAGAATTAACGAACTCTATTTGTGATGATAGCACTCTAAAATTTGGCGGGTGCATATCGTCACAATTGAGCATTAGCGTATTTGGTGTTGACGACGAACTAAACAACCGCGAAATCAAGGTGTATATTTATCAAAAATATATTGATGAATTATACCCATCAAATACACTTTACCCAAAAACGGAGATTGTAGATTCACCCGCGTCAAATTTGTATCCGTACAAGCTTGTACCGGTTCGCGCGTGTATCTTTACCGGCATAATCGACAGCAGTAAACGACAACAGAACAGAAACGTTCGCGAAATTATTGCTTATGATAAGCTTTATCAAGTTAGCAAGATAAATGTTTATAATTGGTTTTACGGTGTGGCGTATCATTCGCCAAAAATCACAATTAAAAACTTAAAAGAAACGTTAGTAGATATATTAGAATCTAACGGAATAACACTTGATACGAGCATATACGATAGTGACGATAATTACACTTTAGATTTAAGTTATCAACTTGTTGAAGAAATTTGCGACAGAAAATTAACAGCGTTAGAACTGTTAGAAAGTTACTGCGAAATAACAGCACATTTTGCATACTGCACAGGAAACGGAACGATTAAAATACTAAGATTACCGCAAGCGGGTATGGAGTTAGGTCCTTACGAGGTTAAATACTACACAGATTTAACGTTTGAAGATTATACTGTTGCAAGTATTACAAATGCGCGTTTTCCTTACAACAAGAGCAAAACGCAAAATGTACAAATTAAAGATGTTTCTGCGACTAAAGAAAAAAAGAATTATTACGATAGTGATAACAAATTGACGGCGTTTAACAAGACAGACACTATTATTTCAAATTTAATTAGACCGAACGGCTCGTTGCTGAATGGTTGGCTTTTTTATGACTTTAGACCGTTTAACGCAAATTTATTCGGTCGGTGGTGGCTTGAACCGGGCGACACGATTTCACTTGACACAGGCGCAGACGATATTAAAAAAATTACAACAACTATATTTAGTAGAACTATAAATGGCACAGCGGGTTTATCCGTGACGGCTAGCACAACCAGTTCTGAACGACAAGGAGTTGAAGAAAAACAATGGGGTACGACTTAATTAATTGGCAAAACAGCCCGAACACATCAACGCCCATCAATGCAAACAATCTTAATCATATGGACGAGGGCATTAAGAACGCGACAGACGCTACAATGTTTGGTTATTCAGCTACTTTTACAGCTGACGGAATACTAAAATATTCAACTCGCGCGACAAGCTTCAGCGCGGGAACTTTTACAAGCCAAAAGGATATTGTTACAGCTTTTATCTCAAATAGTGTTACTGCTGTACAAAGTGGCACTTTTGTGGGCTGTACAGCATTAAAAACTATTTACGTAGATAATAACCGCGCAAGCGGAATTATCGAAAACGGCGCAACAGAAAGCACAACAAAGGTTGTGTATGCTGATGATGAAGAATTTATCAATGCTAATGAATTCTTGATGTCTGCGATTGTAACGCTTAAAGACAGCGTGAAAACAATTGAAGATAAAGCAAATTCGGACAAAACGGAATTATCCGAGCAAATTCAAGGCGTTAAAAATTCAGCACTTGAAGAATTCGCAAATGTTAACGCAGAGTTAGTCAAAAAAGAAGTGTTAGCGAATAAAGTTAACGCAATTAATTCATCAAGTGATACTCAATATCCATCAACGAAAGCCGTAATAGATTTTGTTGACGAACAACAGAAAAATCCAAACGCGGAAATCGAAAAGTTAAAAGTCGAAAAAGTCAATGTTGTTGATTTTAACACTTACAAGACTAGCAACGACAGCAAAGTTAATAACAAAGTTGATAGTAATGATTTTGATACTTATAAAAATACAACGAACAAGGGTATTGACAAGTGTGTTGCAGATATTGCAAATAACACAGCTTTAATCAATCAAAATTCAATTAAAGCCACAACAGATAAAGCCAATAGTGCAACAATCAATGACAGTAGCAACGGTAATATTATTGGTTTAACTTTGTACGGTAAATCAACGCAAAGTGCAGTACCATCACCAACAAATCCTGTTGATATTAATAATATTAACAATCCGAGTATCACTTTTTCAAATGATAGTGATAGTCAAAGTATTAATATTCAATGCACATTAAGAGGTATAGGAAATGTGTGTGATACTCTAACAGTAAATAGCGATGGTACAGGTTACATAACACAAAGATTATTTGCAGAAAGAATCACATCACAGAGAAAGTCAACCAGCCTCGAATGGAATTATTCAAAAGCAACCCATAGATTTTTCAGAAACGACTATTCATATTCATTTGATGTGAAAGACAACAAACCTTTGATTTTATGCAGTCATCTTGATGTAGGAGAAAATGAAAAGAATACTGCTTTTGATAATTCAATAGGTTGGATAAATGTTAGTGGTGTTGGAATTGCAATCAGAATGACTGAATTTGATGGTGATATTGCAAAATTTAAAAAGTGGCTTGATGACAATGAAGTGTATGTTGTAGCACCAAGGTCAAAAACCATTACCGTTAATTTGTCAAAAGATGAAGTAGATAAAATAATATCACTACATACTTACTATCTAAATACTACAATTGTTTCCGACTGTGATTGTCAAGTTGAATATGTTGCAGACACAAAACACTACATTGACAACAAGTTTAATGAATTAGCGACTGCCATTGTTGCACACGAAAGCGAGGTGATGTAGTATGTTTAATTTACACAATTTTGTGTTTAAAGCGCTCGAAACTATGAGATTTAACGTTAACGAGTATCAAGTTAGGGTATATGCACTTACTTGGTATAACAAAGCTGTATTAACTGACGAGGATATGAACATAATTGATAGTTGGTATAATACAACTGATGAAGTGACAGAAGAACCAAACGAGGACGAGAAAGCGGGTGAGTAACGGTGTCAAGTGATGTAATTACTGCACTTATCGGCTTAGTCGGCTCGGGCGTTGGCTCAATTATCGGCATTATTTGTAACACAAGGTTAACAACTTACAGAATAAAAGAGCTTGAAAAAAAAGTTGATAAACACAACACAGTGGTTGAAAGGACCTATAAGGTTGAAGAAAGACTATCCGTGATTGACGAAGAAATCAAAGTCGCTAATCATAGAATTAGTGACTTAGAAGAAGAAAGGAAGTAATAAAATGAGAAATTGGACAAAATGGCTCAAAGTTGCGGGCGTTCGTGCGATTAAAACAGTAGCACAGACTGCTGTAGCTATGGTCGGTGTTAGTGCTGTTATGAGCGAAGTTGATTGGCTTACAGTCGGTTCAGCGTCGCTATTAGCTGGTATCTTGTCACTACTTACAAGCGTGGCGGGTTTGCCTGAGGAGGAAGAATAATGGCTGAATACGTCAAAAAACCCGTAATTGTTCAAGCGCACAAGGCGGAAAAAAGAACTGTTATACATACGCTTGAGGGCGATATGATAGCAGAAAAAGGCGATTATATTATTACAGGTGTGCAAGGTGAAAAATATCCTTGCAAGCCTGATATTTTCGCGAAAACTTATGAAAGGGTGGTAAAATAATGAGTAAAACACTAATGGTTGACGTCAGCAGATGGAACGGCGCTGTTAATTTCTCAGCGCTGAAAAATAAAGGCGTCAAAGGCATTGTTATTCAAGCCGGCTACGGAATGGTTGCGAGCCAAAAAGACCCATTTTTTGAAGTTAACTACAAAAACGCAAAGGCTCACAAAATGCTTGTAGGCGCTTATTTGTATTCATACGCAATGAATGTCAAGGAAGCTGAAAAAGAAGCTAAGGTTTGCGCACAGTGGCTAAAAAACAAGTCTTTTGAATTACCAATTTACATTGATATGGAAGAAGCAAAACAAGCTAAATTAGGTAAGACAACTTGCACCAAAATCGCAACGATTTTTTGCGATTACCTAAAAGCAAAAGGCTACAAAGTCGGTGTATATGCCAACGCGGATTGGTTTAGGAATTATCTTAATTACAATCAGCTTAAAGCAAAATACAGTATTTGGCTTGCTCAGTATGCAAGCCAAAAGGATTTTGACTGCGATATTTGGCAATTTACAAGTAAACTAAATATTGGTGGTAAAGAATTCGACGGCAATTACTGTTACAAAGATTTTGCAACATCAGCAAAAAAAGCTGTAAAAACAAAATTAGAATGTCCGCTTTATAATAAGAAGTATATTGACAAAATCGGCAAAACTAGTTCCGTTATTGTCAAAATTCCGAAAGGCGCCACAATCGAATTTATTAAGGATGTCGGCGACGGTTGGAGCAAAGTCAAATACAAAGGTAAAACAGGCTATATGGTTAACACTCGAATTAATAAGTCAGGCTTATCAAAGTATCGAACAATCGTAGTCGGTAAAGGCTCAACATATAGACGAGTTATTAACAGTCGAATTGCTTACAAAAAGCAACTTGACAAAGACCGACGATTTACAATTATTTGTTACATTACAAGCGGTAAATATAAAGGTTATTATTATATGTACCGCAATTCAAAATATTATTTAATTAAGTAATTTTTGAAAAAATCATTCAAATTTTGAAATAAATCGTTCAAAAATCGAACGATTTTGAAAATTATTGAACAGATTTCAAAAGAATTTAAACAATTTTTAAAAAATCAGTAATTTTTAAAAACAGTAAAACAAAATCAATTTTTCGTGCAAAGTGAAACCCGTAGCAGTTTTTGACTGTTACGGGTTCTTTTTTTATTGACAAAAATATAAAAATGGCTTATATTGATAGTAGCTTATTGTTCTGCAAAGCTATTCTAAAATGAAAATTGCAACAAAAAAGTGGGAAACCTTTAAGGCTTCCCGCTTTTTTATTTACATATATTTTTTCCAAAAGTCATTGAACATTTTTGAAGCTTCTTCATAATCACTATTTATATAAGTTTCGTGATGAAATTCGCCAGTGTTGGAATCTTCTCCAATTTCAAATTCTTCAAGGGCTGATTTAGGAACCCATATTGTTTTTTTCTTCATTGTTCCGATATTTAACATTGCATAGATAGCTTTTTCTGTTTCTTTAATAACTGCGAAAACATCACACATTGTTATATTCTGCTGTAATTCTTCAGCAATCTTATTTGCAAACCATTGTTTTACTGTATAACTTTTTTTATTTTGAATTGTCATAATTTAATACCTCTTTTATTATTATTTAAGGTTCGTTTCCTTCACCTTACATATATTATTATACGTAATAACACGTAGTTTGTCAAGGCTTTTTTTAAAATTTTTACAACTTTTTTTTAAAAAATTATAAAAAAACAGCTAGCCTTTTTTTTGACTAGCTGTTTTTATTATAATTCAATTAAATCTTCAACGGTACAGTTCAAAGCTTTTGCAATTTGACAAACTGTAATTACTGACGCTTTATTCAAATCACTTCTTCCTTGCTCGTACTCCTGAATAGTTCTATAACTAACATTTGAAGCTTCTGCAAGTTCCGCTTGAGTTAGTCCGCGTTTTTTCCTTATTTCTGTAAGTTTCATTCTTGCACCTCGTCACTTAAATTAAAGATTACTTCATCAACTATTCAAAATCATCACAGCAACAGCAGTCGCACAACGCATTAGTGATTTCGTCCTCGTCTGTTGTGTCTAGGTCGTCGGGTAGGTCGTAAACCTCGCCGAATACTTCGTGTGTGGCTTTCTCGTACTTTGTTGAGTAACATTCATATTTGCTTTGTTCTTCCGCAAGCGCTTTCCTTGCTTCCTCATAGTCAAAGCCTGAATATGAAGTCCATTCATCTGTGAAGTCTGTGTGCTTTTCATTAGAGTACTTTCTTGTACCGATTACATAGTATTTCATTTTAATACCTCTTTTATTATTATTATAAGGTTCGTTTCCTTTACCTTACATATATTATTATACGCCTTTACCCGTAGTTTGTCAAGCGTTTTTCAAAAATTTTTTCAATTTTTTCAAAAAAACTCTTGGAATTTATTTAAAAATCAATATAATTTTAATTACATCAATTTGATAATAAAAGAGGTAATTAAAAATGGAAAATGCGGTTATTTACGCGCGATTTAGTTCGCATAATCAGCAAGAACAAAGTATTGACGGTCAATTAAGATATTGTAAAGATTACGCGGAACGCAACGCAATGAAGGTTATTAACGTGTATTCGGATAGGGCTATATCCGGAACGACTGACGAGCGCCCGCAGTTTCAACAAATGATACGTGACGCCAAAAATAAACAGTTTAAATATATACTTGTTTGGAAATTAGACAGATTTGCGCGTAATCGTTATGATAGCGCGGTTTATAAAAATCAGCTTAAAAAATGCGGAGTTAGGGTGTTATCCGTGACCGAATTTGTTGGGGAAGGCTCGGAAGGTGTCTTGTTGGAATCAATCTTAGAAGCAATGGCGGAAACATATAGTCTACAGCTGAGCGAGAATGTAAGACGAGGAATGCGCGAATCAGTTAGACACGGTTTGTCTTGCGGTGGTACCGCTCCGCTCGGGTATGACGTCGTTAATAAGCGTTACGTTATCAATGAGAAAGAAGCGGAAATTGTAAGATATGTTTATACTCAATACGCGTCCGGCAAAGGAAAAAAAGAGATTATAAACGATTTAAACGCAAAAGGTTGGCGAAACAAAAAAGGAACCAAATTTGCATTTAGCTCACTCGATAGGCTTCTAAAAAATCGAAAATATATCGGTGAATATAATTATCAAGATATTACGATTAAAGACGTTATTCCCGCGCTTGTTGACGTTGATTTATTCGACACGGTACAAAACATTTTGACGAAAAATAAGCGTCAAGGCGGTGCGCGCTCGTATAAGCGCGAATATCTATTGTCAACAAAATTATTTTGCGGATATTGCGGAGCTTCGATAACTGGCGAAACATCAACAGGACGTCACGGAGTAAAATTTGGTTACTATGTATGCAGAAACCAAAAATTTCACAAAAATAATTGCAATAAAAAAAGAGAAAGACAAGAAGAACTTGAAGAAATAATTGTGCGCAAAACGCTTGAAATGTATAGCGACAGAAAGTTTATTAAAGAAGTGGCACAGAAAGTTGTAGATTTGTACAATTGCGAATTTGGCGACA